AAAGATTGAAAAATCACCTTGGTTTGCTGGAAAGTATAATCCAAAAGCAGACTCATTTGAATTTGATAAGGGCATAACTGTTTATTCTGGTCACTCAGAAAGAGAATCTCATGAAGGTTTAAACTTACTGATGGCAGTTCTTGATGAAATTTCTGGTTTTGCTACAGAGGTTGGAACTGGTAATGAACAAGGTAAAACTGCAGATAATATTTATAAAGCATTTCGTGGAACAGTAGATTCTCGTTTTCCAGATTTAGGTAAAGTAGTTCTCCTTTCATTTCCACGCTATCAGGGTGACTTTATTTCTCAACGGTATGAAACAGTTATTGCTGAAAAAGAAACTATTGAACGCACACATACTTTTATAATGAATGAAGATTTGCCACATGATGATCCAGGAAATCAGTTTGAAATTTCGTGGGATGAAGATACAATACTTCAATACAAAATACCAAGAGTATTTGCATATAAAAGACCTACATGGGAAGTAAATCCTACACGTAAAATAGAAGACTTTAAGTTAGCTTTTTATACAGACCTTGGTGATGCTATGATGCGTTTTGCATGTATGCCAACCTATGCTTCTGATGCATTTTTTAAACAAAAAGATAAGCTAGAAAGATGTATGAATTCTAGAAATCCATTAGATTCATTTAGAAGGTTTGATGAAACCTTTAAACCAGATCCAGACAAGGTTTATTATATTCATGCTGACCTTGCACAAAAGCATGACAAATGCGCTGTTGCAATTGCACATGTTGATAAATGGGTAAGTATTCAAGTAATTAAAGATTATGAGCAGGTAGCCCCAATTGTTGTTGTTGATGCCGTTGCATGGTGGGAGCCAAGAGCAGAGGGCCCAGTAAATCTTTCAGAAGTAAAACAATGGATTATGAATTTACGCAGACAAGGTTTTAATCTGGGTATGGTTTCATTTGACCGATGGCAGTCATTTGATATTCAAAACGAATTACAAGCAGTTGGAATAAGAACTGAGACTGTTTCTGTTGCTAAAAAGCACTATGAAGACTTAGCTATGATGATTTATGAAGAGCGTGTTGCTATTCCAATGATCCCAATATTACTTGAAGAAATGTCAGAATTAAAAATAATGAAGGGTAATAGGGTGGACCACCCACGTAAAAAATCTAAAGACTTAGCAGATGCGGTGTGTGGGGCAGTATTTGGTGCTATCTCTCATACACAGAAGAATACTAATATAGAGATAGATGTCCATACCTGGAGTTCTAGTGCACGACTTGCACAGAAGCAAAGGGATATGATAGAATTAGATAATCGAGAAATGCCTAACGATGTTAAAGATTTTCTTGATAAGCTTAATCTAATATAACAACTAACAAGGAGAAAGATGAATTCATTTAAAAAAATATCGCTAATCATCGCTGCAGCCCTGACTAGCACAGCATTGGTAATTGCACCTTCAAGTGCAGCGCCTCTTGCAGTAACAGTAGCAGGATCAGCAAATGCAACAACCGCAGCAGCACCAGCAACTGCAAACGTTCCAGCAGATAACAAGGTAGACTCAGCAGACGCTGTAGCACTTGCTGCAACTGCTGACACAGGAACATCTGTTTCATTTGTATCAACAGGTGGAGTTAAGATTGTTCTTGCTTTGGACAATGCTCCAACAGCACCAGTTCTTGCATCAGCAGGAACAACATCATATTCAACAACATCACAAGGAAATGCAATTACTGTATACGCATTCACAACATCAACAAACACTGGCTCAGTTACCATTACAAATGGTGCTTACTCAACAATTGTTTATGTTAAGGGTAATGCAGGAGCAGCATACAATGTTGGTATTTCAGTCCCTGCTGCAGCAGCAGTTGGAACAATTCCATCAGTCTCTGTAAATGTAACCGACGTATTTGGTAATCCAGTTGGCGGAGAAACAGTAACAGCAACACTTATTGGTGGAACATGGGCAGATGCCTCAATTTCAAAGTCAATTATTACATCAACAGCAGCAAATGTAACTGCAGACTCAACACTAACACTTGGCTCAAAGGCTGAAAAGTTAGCAGTCGTAGTCGCTGGAACAGTAACAGTTGCAGCAACAGGCGCAGCCTCTGCTACAGCAGTAACAGGTCTTGCTGCACCAGTTAAGGCAGTTGTTGCATCATTTGCAGTAACAGATCTTAACGGAACAATTGCTGCTCTTAATGCAAGAGTTGCAGGACTTACTGCAGAACTAGCATCAGTAATTGCTGCTCGTTCAGCAGACAAGATTGCATCAGATAAGGCACTTGCAGACGCAAAAGCAACATCTGATTCAGCAACAGTTACCGCAAAGGTAGCAGCAGATATTGCACTTGCAACTGCAAAGGCAGAACACAAGGCAAAGTTTAATGCACTTGCTAAGAAGTGGAATGCAAAGAATCCAAAGGCTAAGGTTGCACTAATTAAGTAATCTAGCTTAATAATTAGAGGGTTAGCCTATGTGCTAGCCCTCTTTTTTTGCAATAAAATGATATAATAAGACTATTAGTTACCACCACAAACTAATAGGAGAAAAAATTAAAAACATGCTAATCAAAATAGGATTAGTGGGGTTGCTTTTAACACTTTGGATGATATTCTCTCCTGCAGATTATGCACATGCTGATGAAATACCTCTTGCATCAGAGCAGGTTGTGGTAAGTCCTGCACAACAGGCTGTAAATAATGCCTTAGCAACAGCCACGACAGAGGTTCAACAAGCAGCCACCGCTACGAATAATTCAGTAATAGAAATATCTCAGGCACAAACCGAACTATCTCAAGCACAGGCTGCTACATCTACCTTATCTTCAGAAATATCAACAGCACAAACTGAAGTAAATAATGTTCAAACCGCTATTAACACTATCAATACTATTGATTTGGTAGTTACTCCAATAAATCAAAGTTCTCAAGTAGTTCAAGATGCTAAAGATACAGTTATTGATGCTCAAACTGCTATAAATAATATTAATACAGCAACGGCTCAGACAGAGATTGCTCAATTTATAACAGCCAAGTCTGAAGCGGTAACAGCACAAGCAACTGCTCAAACAGAATTAACACAAGCAAATATTGCTATTGATAATGCTCAAACAGCAGTAAATAATTTACAAGCAACAGTTGGCACTACTACCAACGTTTTGGCTGGTGTAGACGATGCTGGTGTTCAAATGAATCTTCCATTCGGAATGCAAATGGGGGGAACTGTTTACAACAATGTATTTGTAGGATCAAATGCAACAATAACATTTGGTGCAAACGAACGTGCTAATTATTAATCTACTCCAAATGCACCGTCTGTATCCATAGCTGGATGGGACTGGACAACATGGAGCACTGGAACTGGAATTACATATTCAACTACTGGAACAAGTCTAGATATTGCCTGGGATTTAAGACCTTACCCACAACAAGATGCTTCTACCCAAATGGTTCAAATTAGATTTAATGCTGATGTAAATCCAAATGACGGCGCATGGATGGCAAACATAACCGCAGTTGGACCAATACCAGGTGGAGCAAGATTTAATTATAGAGAAACAACTAATGGAACTATCACCCCAATTACAGATACTAATACTGGAGCAGGATTTGCTGGACAAATAAGTCAAGGTGCAACATTTACTCCATATGTAGACCCAAATACCTCAACAGTTCAAGCAGCAGTAGATGCAGCAAATGCTATTATTACACAATTAAATTCAAATCTTACTCCAGTGGTTTCTCAAAATACCATAAACACATCAGCAATAAATGCAATGAATACAACATCTTTAACCAATACCGTAAACTCAGCGGTATCAACAAAAACATCTTTACAATCAACACTAAATACTAAAGCAGATCAACTTACAACAGCAATTAATAATAATATTCCTACCCCTGCACCAATACTTGCAGCACCAATTATTGAAGGCACAACAATAACAATTGCTCCTGAGTTACCAACAGGGTATACAGCAAACACATGGTTTTATCAAGTAGTATCAAACGATCCAAATGTGGTAAATCCATATGAAGGACAAACTTTAAATACAGATGGTGCTCCAGAATCTATTCAATTGACTGGCTTGACAGAAGGAGCCACCTATATTGTTAGAGTTGCTAACTGGTCTGGACCTGTCAGTGAATATACTGAAACAATGGTCTCTATACCAAGATCATCTGCAAGTTTAGTTATAAGCCCTATAAATCCATTACCACCTGAACCACCAAGTATTGAACCTCCAACAGAGCCTGAAGAGCCTCCTGTAGAGCCTGAAGAGCCTCCTGTAGAAGAGCCACCCGTTGAAGAACCACCTACAGAAGAGCCTCCTGTAGAAGAGCCTCCTATAGAAGAGCCTCCTATAGAAGAACCTATTACAGAAGAGCCTCCTATTGAGGAACTTCCTATAGAAGAGCCTACTATTGAAGAAACAACTACAGAAGAAGAAGTTGACATTGCTGTAGAAGATGCTATTTCTGATGGGAATTTAAGTGATTCAGATGCTGAACAAATTCTTGATGCTTTAGGGGCAGATGGTGAAATTACTGCTGATGAAGTAAATAATCTTGCTGATGCTTTAGCAGAAGATGGAAAACTTACTAATGACGAAAAAGATTTAATTGCTGATGCTCTTATTGAATCTGCAAATGGCAATGCTGTAAGTAGCGAGGCTATAAAAGAGGCAGGGCTTTCATACGGTGATCTTCCACCTGCAACACCAGTAGATGTTAGAACAGATGAAAATGGTAATGCAGTAGTCATCACAGCAGCCGTTGCAGCCCAAGTTGAACTATTACAAAACCCAGGCGAACTATTAGCAACAGCATTTTCTGATCCAAGGGCAGCATTGGCAGCATTAGGATCAATTGGTGCAGATATGTCAACAGAAGAAAGAGAAGAGGCAACAGATATGGTTATTGCAACAGTTGTAGCAGCAGGAGCAGCAATAAATGCAGCAGCCATTGCAACAGGTGGAGCAACAGGTGGTAGCACAGGTGGGGGAGGAAGTTCTGGTGGAGGCTCAGGAGCCAATTCACCAGGGTCAGGAGGAAGAAGGAAATGGTAAGAATACTAAAAAATATAGTCAAGGATATGATAGATCAAGCATGGACCCTCCTAGGAATGTTTATTGCTTGGGTTGTTCTTGACGGCAGTGCAAAAACTATTGTTAGTTATGGAATCATAGCAACAACAGCGTTATGGATTGTCACTAGTCCATTTAGAAATAGAGAGGAATAGTATGGCAACTAAAAAAATAGCAGTAGCCCCTAAAAAAGAAAGCCCACAAAAGGCTCTTCCAAATATTTTGATGCGTATTGTGGCGGTATTTGCAGCATCAGGATTATCAGTATTAGGAGCTGGAGCAGTAGTAGGAATTGATACAATTCAGGCAGTAATGCTTGCAGGCCTACTAGGAGTAGCAACAGTAGTTGAAAGGCTGGCCAGAGCTTTTTTGGACGATGGCAAGCTTACTATCGCAGAAATAAATGATGCATTTAAGACTGTAGATAAGAAGGCTAATTAGTCATTATTGACTATGTTTGACAGCCCCTCTGGGCAATGCTATACTTGAGTATACGTATCCAGAGGGGTTTTTCATGACTTGTATTGCTGTTGTAAGACAAGATAAGACTGTCTATATGGCTGGAGATAGAGGTGCTTCAACAGAAGATTCTATCATTACCCTTAAAGCTCCAAAGGTTTTTAAGATAGGTCCATATCTTTTTGGGTATGCAGGAACAATGGATGGAGAAAGAATCCGTCATAACTTTAAACCACCAATTCCAAAAGCTAATGTTAATCTAGATAAATTTATGTATACAGATTTTCTTATTTCACTTAGAAATTTTTATGAAAATTGGTGGGTAGATATATCCAAAGAATCTGATTTTGGTATGTTGATTGCATTTAAGGGTAGAATCTTTGAACACAATGCTGTTGACATGTCATTAACAGAATATGATGAAGAGTATCTTGCAATGGGTTCAGGAAGTGATTTTGCACTTGGATCTTTATGGACAACTCAGCATCAAAAAAACGGTAAACGTAGAGCACAACTAGCAGTTGAAGCAGCAGTAAAATATTCAACATCATGTATTGGACCAGTTGACGTAGTAAGTATTTAAGGATATAATTAACTATGGATGAAATTGATAGTATCT